AAGGCGGCACTACAATATACAGGCGATATGGACAAGCCTAAACGCCTGGCACTGCAAAAGGAATACAACAGCCTGCTTTCAGGAGCAAAGAATGCTGGAAAAGTAGTTGCAGTACCAGTTGGAATGACATTACAACCACTGAATGTAACGCTTGCGGATGCGCAGTATTCGGAATTGAAAAAGTATACTGCTTTGCAGATTGCAGCAGCGTTCGGAATTAAACCGAATCAATTGAACAATTATGACAAGTCCAGCTATTCAAATTCTGAAAGCCAGCAGTTGGCATTCCTGGTGGACACGATGAGCTATAGATTGTCACAGTACGAGCAGGAGATAAACTATAAATGTCTTTCTGATACTGAGAAAAAAGAAGGATATTATTTTAAATTCAATGAAAAAGCAATATTGAGAACGGATTCAAAGACGCAGAAGGAAGTAATAACTGGATACGTGCAGAACGGAATCTATACGATCAATGAGGGGAGAGATCTCCTTGATCTTCCATTCGTAGACGGAGGAGATGTCAACATGGTAAATGGAACGTATCAGCCGATAACACATATAGGCGCGGCTTACGGAATTAACACACAGGGAGGTGAAGGAGATGGAGATTGATGTAAGAGGGGATATCATCAGCAATGATGATAAATGGATTTACGACTGGCTGGACTGGGATTCCACATGTCCGAATGATATCAAAAATGCAATTGCATCTCTTCAACCAGGAGAAACACTCACGGTAAACATAAACTCAGGCGGCGGCTCTGTGATGGCAGGACAGGAAATCTATTCTATTCTTGCCGGAAGAAGTGACGTGGAAATCAACATTCAATCGCTTGCTGGCAGTGCGGCTAGTGTGATTGCAATGGCAAACACATGCAAAATGAGTCCTGTTGCGACTATTATGATCCACAATGTCTCAATGTCAGGAGCTTCCGGAGATTATCATGATATGCAGAAGAATGCAGAGATCCTGAAAACAATGAACAGTGCGCTTTCGGAAGCGTACACAAGAAAGACAGGAAAATCAAAAGATGAAATTCTGAAGATGATGGATAAGGAAACATGGATCACAGCAGAGAAGGCTCTTGAACTTGGATTTATTGATAAGATCGAGAATTCAGGGCAGCAGTTCTTTAATTGCGTGTGCGGAGTCAGACTGACGGATGAAATACGCAATAAAGTAAAACAGGAAAAAGAAGCCCAGGAAGCAAAAGAACAGCAGAAAAAAGAAATATTAAGAGACTTAGATCAGTATGGTATCTGAGCGGAACGGAGGATATAAGGAATAAAAAATTATTAGAACTTTTAAACTCTATTAATGAGAAAAAAACAATGGTACAGTCCCTGGTAGAGCAGGGAAAGCTGGAAGAAGCAAGAACAGCCAAGGAAGAACTTAAAGATATGCAGGAACAGTTTGACCTTCTGAAAGACATCATGGATCCAGACGGAGATGGAACAGCCAATCCACCACAGGAACCGAAACCGTTAGAAAATAACTCTATCAAAGAATTTGCTAATGCTGCAAGAAGAGGATTCCGAAACGCAACTATGGTAGAAGGCACACCTGCAGATGGAGGATATACAGTACCGGAAGACATCCAGACACAGATCAATACATACAGAGATGCAAAATTCTCTCTGATCAGCCTGGTTGATGTAGAAAATGTAACAACAAACAAAGGCCAGAGAACCTATAAGAAACGTGCGCAGCAGACTGGATTTGCGAAAGTGGGAGAAGGCGGAAAGATAACAGCTGGAACAACCCCACAGTTCGAAAGAATCTCATACGAGATTGAGAAATATGCAGGATACTTCCCTTGCACAAATGAACTCCTTGCGGATACAGATGCAAATATCACAGGCACTTTGACAACATGGATTGCGGATGAGTCAAGAGTCACAAGAAATAAAATGATTCTTGAGCAGATTGCGACAAAGGATGTAACAGCGATGAAAGATCTTGATGATATCAAGAAAGCATTGAATATCACGCTTGGACAGGCATTTAAACCTACTTCTGCAATTGTGACAAACGACGATGGGTTACAGTGGCTTGATACATTAAAGGATAACGAAGGAAGATATCTTCTCCAGCCGGATCCTGCAAATCCAATGCAGCTTAGACTTTGCGCTGGATCAACAATTGTTCCTGTCAAAGTTATTCCAAACTCCGATATGCCATCCGATACAAAGACAGCAGGAAGCAGAAAAATACCAGTTATTATTGGAGATTTGAAAGAGGGTATCAAATTCTGGGATAGAAATCAGATGACTCTTATGACATCTAACATCGCCCAGATCGGAGAGCTGAATGCATTTGAAGAAGATCTTACAATCTTCAGGGCAATTGAAAGGGAAGACTGCACGGTGAAAGACAAAGAAGCGTTCGTGAACGGGCAGCTGACAATTAAAGATGCAACTGTTACAGGAGTATGAGATAAGGCGGTGAACTGTGGATATTGATGCAGTAAAAGAGTATCTACGAATCGACGATGATGCAGACGACATGACCATAGAACTGATGATGAACGCTGCAAGAGAATACATAAAAGATGCTGTTGGGAAATGTGATGAGAAGAATCCAAAAACGCAGATGTTATTCATGCTTATCATACAGGATCTCTACGAAAATCGTGTTCTGACAGTAAAGGAAGCAGACAAACAGCGACTGACACATGTGGTCGGATCAATGGTTCTTCAGCTGCAGGTGTCACAACTGGAGGAAGAAAATGGTTGATATCGGAAAACTAAACAGGCGGATCACATTTCTCCGCCTGAACACTTCAGAAGATGAAATGGGTCAGGACAAATCCGAGTGGAAAAAATATCGGACAGTATGGGCAACTGTAAAACCATACAAAGCATCAGAATACAATTTCATGAGCAAATTAAAGCCGGAGGTTACACACAGAATGTACATCCGCTTCCGAAAAGATATTACTGCAGATATGAGAATTCAGTATCAGGGACACGTTTATTCTATTGCGGGACCTCCGCTGGATATGGATAATCAGCACAGAATGTTAGAGATTCAGTGCGAGGAGGTGTTCGAAAATGTCAAGTATCAGTTTTGACTTCGACACCTCTGAATTTATTAAAGCAATGGAAAGTACAGCAAAACAATATCCAGCATCCGCAGAAAAGGTCTTGAAAAAAGAAGCACGAAATATCGCCAAGGATTTGAAAGGAAGAGTGAATTCAGAGGCAGAAGGGCATCATTATATTAGCCCCAGAAGTGAAGAAAAGCCCAAACCATTAGCGCAGAGCTTCCGCCAGGGAAAAGTAATTCGCTCTGGAAGTAAAATGACTGTTGCAGTAACGTCTTCAGCTCCGCATTACCATCTCTACGAAGAAGGACATGCCATGATAACTCATAAAAGTAAAGACAAAACAAAGGGATTGAGGCAGGTTGGAGAAGTCAGGGGAAAAAAGACTGTGGCAAAATATATGGCGCAGCGTGCAGAACATGCAGAGCTGATCGGACAGGAACTGCTGGACGAGATATTGAAGGAGGCAGGAATTGACTCTTAAAGAAATAAAAAAAGCGGTCAATTCCGCTTTGAAAGAAAGATATCCGGATATGAAGATATACGGAGCAGACACAGTAGAAGGCTATACGCGGCCTTCTTTCTTTGTGTATATAACACAGACGTTTTCTGAATCCACAAAGAATGCATTCCACAAAAATGTTGAAGTGGAAATTGATTTTATTCAAAAAAACACAAATGAAGCAGACGGGATGAATTTTTTTGCGTCCATGGAAGAAATGTTCGGGCAGAAGCTGACAATTGGCAGCAGGAGCCTGAACACAAGCAACATGGATCTAAACTTTCAGGGCGAAAACGCAAACATTCCAGTCTGCCAGTTTGATGTGGAGTTCTGGGATGTAATTCCAAGAACGGATAGTAGCAAGTTGATGGAAGAATTGAAATTATCACAGGAGGTAAAACAAGGGGATTACCAGTAATGAATATTATTTTTACTGCAGCCGCAAGAAACACAATCAGAAGATCTGAACGCGGTGTAGTGGGAATGATTGTAAAAGATGCGAAAGTGCCGGCAACAAATCCGACTATGATTTACAAAGAAAAAGATATTCCGGAAGAACTGAGCGATGCAAATAAAGAGCAAGTGAAACTTGCCCTGATCGGGAACGATACAGCACCTGCTAAAATCGTGCTGTATGTTCTTAGTTCCAACGCTGAGAATTACGAAACGGCGCTGAATTATTTTGCGGTCAAAAAGGTTACCTGGCTGTGCTGTCCGACAGCAAAGACGGACGCACAGACAGAGACCATTGTGACATGGGTAAAAGATCAGCGTGATGAGCGAAATAAGGTTAAAGCAGTGCTTCCGGAAACAGAAGCAGATAATGAAGGAATTATAAATTATGCTACAGCCAGCGTAAAAGTTGGTGAGAAAGAGTATACAGCAGAATCCTTCTGTTCAAGAATTGCAGGACTGCTCGCCGGTACATCTAATAAGAGTTCTGCAACATACGCAATTCTTGATGATGTAACGGAGTGTGAGAAAAAGAAAAAAACCGAACTGGACGCAGAAATTGACGCTGGAAAACTGGTCCTTTATTACGATGGCGAAAAAGTAAAAGTTGGACGGGGAGTTAATTCCTTACAGACAGTTAGCAAAGGAAAAGGGAACCCGTGGAAAAAAATTCGTGTAGTTGAAAGCATGGACATGATCCACGATGACCTTGTTCTTTTGGCAGAAGACAATTATATCGGGAAATACCCGAATACATATGCAAATAAGTGTCTGCTTATTTCGGCAATTAATTCCTATCTGGCAGAAATGGAGAGAAATGGAATTATTGAGGGTTACACAATTGACCTGAATGTTGATGCAATCAAGGAATATATCATTAAAAACAAGGGCGTAACAAGAGATGAAGCAGAAGCAATGAGTGAGGCAGAAATCAAGAAACAGTATACAGACGAAAAGGTTTTCCTGGCAGCATCCGCTACATTGGTGGACGTAATGGAAGACATTAATTTGAACATCACTGTGTAAGGAGGAACCACAAGGAATAATTACACACCAGATCGTGTTATTAATGGAACGTTTGGAGAGTGCTGGATTGATAATGATTATATGGCGGAAACAACGGCGCTCCAGGCAAAGATGAAACTTAATACAAACGAAGTAAAAAGAACAGGGACATTGGAGAAAGGATACAAAATAACTGGAATCAGTGGATCTGGTACACTGAAATTAAATAAGGTTACATCCTATTTCTTGAAAAAAGTGTCTGAAAACCTGAAAAAAGGTAAAGCCACGAGGATGACAATTATCACGAATTTAGAGGATCCGGAAGCGTTTGGGGCAGAAAGGATTCGACTGGATGACTGTGTGATCACAGAATTGACAATTGCAGACTGGGAAGCCGGAAAACTGCTGGAGGAATCAATACCATTCAATTTTAGCAGTTTCGAAGTCCTTGATACAATCGATGCATAAAGGAGAAAAGTATGAACTTAATTGACAAACTGCTTTGCGTAGATAAAGCGAAAACGGAAGAAAAAGAAACAAAAAAAATTAAATCAAAGAAACTGGAAAGGTTAGTGGGAGAGAACGCAGAAATAACGATTAGAGAACTGTCCGGAAAACGTTATAACAGCCTGCAGGCAATGCTGTATGACAAGAATGGAAACAGGGATATGGCAGCTGTTTATGACTTTAATCTGATGTGCTGCGTGTATGGAATTGTAGAACCAGACCTGAAAAATAAGGAACTCATGGAACACTTTGGCGTTTCGACACCGAAGGATTTGGCAGCAGTTTTATTTGGAGTAGAATCGGGGCCTATTGCAAGCGAAATTGTTAAACTTTCCGGACTTGGAGAAGATGCTGAGGAAAAAGTAAAAAACTCATAAAGGTGGACGGCGAAGCAAGCGTGGCTTATGCACTGTTCCGCCTAAAGAAATGGAAGCCATCGGAATATTACGATATGGGCGCAGGTGAACGTTTGATCACTCGCGCCTTTTTAAAACAAGAATTACAGGACATAAAAGAGGAGATGAGAGACAAGGGCAGGTAAGACAGTTGCAGCAGTTGTTAAGTTAATAGATGATTTCAGCAATCCGTCAAAACAGGTGGCGGCCCAGGCTCGTGACCTGGAAAAACGTTTTAACAATGTTGCTGATGTGTTCTCTCATGCCGGAGATGCATTTACATCTGCCGGAGAAACATTGACCAAGTCGGTCACTGCACCACTGGTAGCAGTCGGAACTGCGGCGATTAAATTTTCCTCTGATTCACAGGATGCTTTCCAACAGTTCGCGGCGGCAACAGGAACCGCATCGAATGAAATGGGAAAATATAAAGATATGATCAATGATGTTTACAAGGACAATTTCGGAGAATCTATCAATGATGTGGCAGAAGCCATGGCGACTGTTAATCAGAACATGTCTTACTTGGACGACTCAGCTCTTCAGAGATGTACGGAGTATGCTTACACTCTATCGGATACATTTGGAGTAGACGTGGCAGAAAGTACAAGGGCGGCTGATTCACTCATAAAGAACTACGGT